AATTATTATTAACCATACCCAGTTCTATAGCGAACAGTCTAAACGTGCTATTGGACAATATACGATTAAACAAGCATACTGGAATGAAGAAAAAGGACGTACAGAGTCTTATGAGCTGTTCAGCTCTTATTCCCAATTGCAGACTGTCTTGTTTTTAAGAGATTATTGGTTTCACATGAATCATTGGAAAATACCTGAAGATAACAAAGAGTGGATTGAGTTCAGAGAGAAGTATTATGCTTCTCATGCATCAGAGCATATGACAATCTATGAGGAGGATAAGATATGGGAAGAAAGCGGAAAATTAGGGTCGTAGAAAATAGAGGCGAATCTGGCAGAGGTAGAAAAATTACTATTGATAGTCCTGTCACTGTTCAAGAAGCTATGTTTATTAATGCGTATATGGAAACAGGTGATCCTAAACAAGCATATGAATCAGCAGGATATACTGCAAAGTATTCAAAAGCACAAGTGGATAAGATTCTTGAATTGCCTAATGTAGCGTATGAGATTAAAAGACGTACTTATCAGATGAAGAGAAAGAGCGTGGCAAGTGCTGAAGAAGTTATGAAGTACTTCACAGATGTCATGCGAGGAGAAGTTAAAGATCAGTTTGGCTTAGAAGCTCCTCTTAGCGAACGTACTAGAGCCGCACAAGAGATCGCTAAGAGAACTATTGATATTGAGAATAAACTCAATGGACAGAAAGATAACGTCATTGAGATTAAACTTGATTGGGCAAAAGATTAGGAGGAAAATCTATGGCAAAAACAGCTCAAGCATTTATCAATCAGTACAACGGTTGCGTGGTAGATTATGACGGAGTGTATGGAGCACAGTGCGTTGACGGCTTTAAGATGTTCTGTGCTTGGATCGGCGCTCCAGTACTGCCAACCAGGACAAACTGGGCAGATGGTTATTGGTATTACCGTAACGAGTATGCTAAGTATGTCAAATTCATCACAGACGTAAATTCACTGCGGGCAGGTGACTGGCTCTTCTGGGCACAGGGATCATCTTGTCCTTCATCTCATGTCGGCATGTTTGTAAGTTACGCAGGCAATGGCTATGCAAATGTATTTGGTGAAAACCAGGGTGGCAATCGTGGTTTCAGAACAGTTAAACTGAGACTCGACATTTTGGGAGCATTCAGATTCAACGCACTTGAACCCGATCCTGCTACAGCGCCTACAAAGAGTGTCAAAGCTACAGGAGTTGCTCATTATTACGACAAGAGCTACGCTCATACGTATTATGCGACAGACGCACTTAATTGTCGCAATACGGGTTCAACAAAGTCTAAGATTCTTGTAACTGTTCCGAAGAATACAGCAGTAACTTGCTATGGTTACTATGAAAAGGGAGATTATACATTCCTTTATGCACAGGCAACTGTAGACGGAGTACTGTATACAGGCTTCTTCGCAATTAACTACTTGAGTCTGACAAAGGGTGGCGCACCTGCACCTCAGAAAGTACTGAAAGTTGGCTCCAAAATCAGGATCAGATACGGAGCTATGCAGTATGGCAAGAGCGTAGGCTTCGCTGATAAAGTATACAGAACAACATACACAGTCAGTGAAATCTATGGCGACCGCGTTGTATTTAAAGCTGGCGCAGTAGTTATGGGCGCAGTGAGAGCATCAGACTGCATTGTGCAGTAAGGAGAAAGACTATGAACATTTCAGAATATATTGTTGTGACTGTCATGGCGGCAGTCTGGTTAATTTTGCAAATCTTAAAAAAGCCAATCTTCGACAAATTCAAATTGACTGATTATATTCCTCTGTTTGCGGCAGTGCTCGGTGTCGTATTCACAGTATGGATTAACGGAGCATTCACATTTCCGTTATTCTTAAATGGGCTTGCGAGTGGATTCTCTGCTACAGGTCTGAATGAAGGCATCAATGCAGTGTTCTTTAAAGAACAAGGTGAAATGTAATGGACATCACGGCTATTATTACAACCGTGATAACCGCACTTGTCACCATCTTTACAGTAATTGTAAACTCACGATCTACTGAGGAAAAAATCATGTCAGAGTTGAGGATTAATCAAGCAGTAACAGAAGAGAAGATTAAGACCTTGACTGCTGAGGTGCAAAAACACAACAACTTTGCTGAGAGAATTCCTGTTCTTGAAACTCAGCTTAAAGCTACGAACCACAGAATTGACGAATTGGAGAAGAGTAAGAGTTCATAATGCCTGAGATTAAGATTCCGTTAAAAGACTGTATTATACCAATGTACTATGATGTGTTAGACGATATCTTTCATCATAGACATGTTCACTATGTATTTCCTGGTGGACGTGGAAGTACAAAGTCTTCCTTTGTGGGCGGCATCTCAATCCCTCTTCTGATTATGCAGAATCCTAAGATTCACGCAATTTGTTTCAGAAAAGTCGGCAATACTATTCAGAACAGTATTTATTCGCAGGTAGTTTGGGGGCTGTATCAACTTGGTGTTGATAGTTTGTTTACAATACCTAAGACATACAGCACCCCAATCACCTATAATCCAACTGGTCAGAAAATCTTCTTTATGGGTCTTGATGATCCAGACAAAGTAAAATCTGTAAAACCTCCGTTCGGATATATAGGAGTTACTTGGTTTGAAGAATTAGACCAGTTTGCAGGAGAAGCCGAACTGCGTAAAGTTACTCAGTCTACGATGCGTGGTGGCGATAAGTTTTGGGATTTCAGAACATTTAACCCGCCTATCAGCAAAAATAACTGGGCAAATGAGTATACATATGATTGTGAAGTAAAACGTGTTGATTCCACTCTTGTTGTCAGAAATACATACTTTGATGTGCCGAGAAACTGGCTCGGTGAACAGTTCATTGAAGAAGCTGAAGAACTGAAAGAAATTAATCCTCGTGCGTATCAGCATGAATATATGGGCGAAGCGATTGGTACTGGTGGTGATGTATTTCAGAATGTTGAAGATATGGATATGACAACACCAGTGGAAATTCGTGATAACAACGACATGCTACTTGAGACTGTACCTCTTTATAAGACGTTTGATCATATCTATAATGGCTTAGACTGGGGTTTCGCAATGGACCCGCTTCGTTTCGTTAAGTGTCATTTTGACAAAAAGAAACTTGATCTCTATATATTTGATGAATGGACAACGTATAAAACACGTAACGAAGACGCATTTAGGATGCTTTATGACGAGCAGAAGAAAATCTCAAGGGATGAACTGCTCATAGCAGATAGTGCTGAACCTAAGTCAGTTGCAGACTTTAAAGCATACGGAGCTTGGGTACGTGGTGCAGACAAAGGTCCAGATAGTGTCAGATATGGCATTAAGTGGTTACAAGGTCTACGTCATATCTATATAGACAAACGCAGATGTCCCGAAACATTTAGAGAATTTGTCAATTATGAGTATGAGCAAAACAGAGATGGAACATTTATCAGTGACTATCCTGATGCTGACAACCACAGTATCGATGCGACACGCTATGCACTTCAGAAATACTGCAACAGAAGAGGTAATTAATGGCTAAATATATGATTCATGCTGTGCCGTCAAGAATGTGGTACGTAGAACAATACTTAATACCATCAATGCTTGCACAAGGCATATCTGATGCAGATATTAAAGTTCACTGTGACTATGCCAAAGAAAAAAATTTACTGGCTTGTATGCACGCCTTTCAAGAAGTAGACATGTCAGCTATGGGAACTTGGCATTTACAAGATGATGTAATTATTAGTCATGACTTTAAGGAAATAACTGAAAAGTATGATGATGGATTTGTTTGCGGGTTCTCAAGCAAGTATGACGGAGATGTACCAAGTGGTGTTGTCAGTGTGCAACGAATGTGGTTCTCATTTCCGTGTATTAGAATACCTAACACAATTGCAAAAGGATGTGCAGACTGGGTTGTAAAGTACATTATAGGAAATAATGTGTACAAAGACTGGTGGGAAACTGGTGTAAATGATGACATGCTCTTTCGGCAATATGTATGGCAACATTATTCATTTGAAAGGGCGAGAAATTTAGAACCAAATATCGTTGATCATGTTGATTATCTGATCGGCGGTACAGTAAACAGCAGTAAACGAGGCGTAATTGTGAGATCAACCCGTTGGGTAGATGAGTATTTAGTAGAGCAGTTACAGAAGGAACTAGAGGATAAGAATGCACTTTACGGGAGATAAAACGTCTACTAGATTCTTAGAGCAAAATATCCAAAATCTTGCGTATGCTCAGTTTAGCGGTGCAGGAGAATTTGACTTGCCTGTACTTGATGCAGTGCATATCGAAAATTTAAGTGATATTCCACTTCAAGGATTCAACTTT